ATGTTTTCAACCGCTATGAGCACAAAAAAAAGTCAATCAATTATCCTTCACACTTGGAATGATTATGAGTTTAAACTCTTTGTACCTGCCGACAAAGATAGTAAGCCGTATGTACATTTTAACTTCCTAAATCCTGACACTAACAAGAATGAAAGAATTCGAAAATTTGATACTCTTGAAAAAGGTTCAGATTTAAAAACACTGAAGAAAAAGGCCACACAATTAATTAATGATTTTGTAACCCTACTTGATAAGGGGTGGAATCCGATTAGCAATAAGTTTGATGATTCCCCACTGACACCCTTATCCCCTATTGTTGAATGTCTTGATAGATGGATGAAGCACAATAAGGAGAAATTAGACAACGAGGCTATTACAGAGAAAAGGTATAGCAGCACTAAGTATATAACATCCTTTTTTAAAGAGTGGCTAAAAGCTAAAGGTGCATTACATAAAAGACCTGTAGTATTTAATAAACTCGACATTGAAAACTTCCTTCATACTACAGCAGCTAACAGAAAATGGGGTAAAGTAAGCTTCAACCATTACCGAACTGATTTAGGCACATTTTTCAATTACTTGGTTACTTTAAAAATTCTTCATGATAATCCTGTTAACCATACTGAAAAGAAAAATATAAGAAATGATACATCCAGATTCAAAATATTTGATGAAGAGGAACTCAGACTTGTTGTTACTAAACTTGCTAATGATGATCAGTTCTTTCCCTTATATGTTGCTTCGAACTTGATTTACTACTACAATATTCGACCAATTGAAATTATTAGGATACAGGCTTACAATATTGATTTTAGCAAGAATTTATTGGTATTGGAAGGATGCAAAACCAAAAACCGGAATGAGGCTAGATGGCAATTAAATGAACGTATGTCAGAGCTATTTAAAAGACTTATAGGCAATGCACCGACTGACCACTATGTCTTTGCAGGTAGAAACAAAACTTCACCTGTAATGGCAGCAAAAGATCTCCTATTACAACGATGGGTAATCTTCAAAAAGAAATATAAACTACCTGCACATTTAAAGCTATATGCTTTAAAGCATACCAGTAATTATTTTGATTTACAAGATGGAGCAAGCTTTGAGGAAATCAGACAAAGAAATAGACACGCTAATTTGCAGGTTACCACTTTGTATATAAAGGAACGATTGTTCAAGGATGTGATTAAACCATCAAGTGCAGAACGGTTTTAATCTGCTTAAATTGATTTTATAAAATTCCCCCCATTCGATGGTATATGCTTTTGTTTTTTTTATATTACTGTCGATTGGGGGGAAAAATTCAAAACTTATTTCATGACTATGGATAAAGAATTGGAACTTAAATTAACTTCAATGCAGACTGGTTAGCCACAAATCAGGTTAAAAATATGATATTTGAGCAGACTTAAATCATATGGCAAAAATCTTTTATTACAGGATGCTAACTCCTTATTATCCTTTTAGAGCAGAGTTTTATGACGACTATAAGAAACTTGTCGAGGAAGGTAAAAAAGTGGACTTCTATGGTGGTATCCCTTCATATTCAAAGATGTTTAGGAAGTTATTCTTTTATCTGCTTTTACAAACACTGTTAATACCATTGTTTTTACTATTCGGATATATAAGTGATAATAAATTGGATTTTGCAGGTGCATTTGCCTTCTATATTGCAATATCTATCTTTACTTTTTTTATTCCCTTTGTAAGCTTTATTCATATGCGATTCAATATATGGGAATATAATAGGTTTGTTAAAAAAGCTTTACTTAAATCAAAAGACTACAAAGAATTATCTATCTTTTTTGACAAGAAATACTCCTAGCACTAACTTATGTTATTAACGAGATTCGCTTTTTCAATTGCCCTGTGTTTTATCACTACAATTTCATTTTGTCAGCCTAATAACGAAAAGTTTACTGGTGTAGGTATTTTCAAAATTGGTACTGATACTTCAATATTAATCAATTATGCATCAACCCACGTGCAATACATAAGGGATTGTGATGATTATGAAAATTATGATTACGTCAAAGTGGCGAATATGTCACAATTGGTTCGATTAAAAACAAATTCCGACCCAACAAGACAAATTTGGGATTTGAGTCTTTGCCCTGACGTTTCCGAATATTTTTTAACCGCCTATGAAGTAGCAGGCATCACTATAAAAAATATCAGATTGAAATATTTCAAGAACAAGTTAGTAGACTTTGATTCTGATGCGTCAATGGAAATTACTGATGCATTGAAGTTGAAGTACGGACAACCTAAATTAACTGTCACTCAAACCACATACAACTGTTTATATAAACTAACGGGATTAACTAAACCGCTAATTGCCAAAACGTATCAAGAAGAATGGGTGAACAATACGATTTCTGCAACCAGCTTATTATGGGAAACTTATGATGACCACTGTGAAAAGCAGATTAACCGAAGCTTCCACTATTATATAACAAACCAACAGCTAAAGCAGTGTGAAGATAGCTATCGGGTTAAATCTGAGAACAATACCAAGAAACAACAAATAAAGAATCTTAAAGATTTTTAATTTAACCTGATTTTTAAAGCTTCGAAGATTGATACTATCTTATTACCATTCAGACCCCGTTCAAACGTTTTTTTGGGTAATCGTTTTTGTATGCCTGTTGTTATTTATTTCGATTTTCAAACTTGGCACCTACATTCGCAAAGTCTTTAATAGACATCCAATCGATAAATTATTGCACTACAAAAACTTCCTGTATGGGCTAGTAGGGTTATTAATAATTTATCTAATTATAACTTATACATCTATGATTTTTTTCAAAAAAGCTCTTTGATTTACTTATGTAACACTAAGAACAATCCTAACCCAACAGCTATAGCACCACCGATTTTTAAGCCTGTGTAATTTTTAGTAGGCTTAATTTCATAAGAAGTTAAACCGTCTATTTTTACAAAAGGGTTTTCATTTTCGACCGTAACCACATAAGATTTTGGTCTAAATATCCCATTACTTTTTTCGTGGGTAATGATTTTATATTTATCATTCAACTCGACCTTGAACCCTACTGAATCATTTTTAACATTAATATCAGCTTTATAAAATCCTTTGGGTTGAATAATCTCAATAGCTGAATCTGCTTTAACTGTAGTATCAATTTTAGTCTTAGTACTTACTGTTGAATAAGAATGAACATCATGACTATTCCTAACCGTTTTATATCCGGTGGAATCCTGTTTCTTTAATGCAGCTAATACATCTGATTTGCTACCTTGAAAGATTGTTTTTTCTGCACCAGAAGCACCTGATTTGGTTTTATATAATCTGGTTGTATCGGATAAAGCTTTAACCTGTGAATCTTTAAGACTTATTTTCTGGCTCTGGTGGCAACTATAATAACCTATAGCTATCAACAGGGCAACAAGTACTAGAATGATGATATATAGCTTATTCGTTGTCATTACCCGGTACTTTTAGTTTATCATTTACATAAGCTGTTAGCTTATCTCTAACCATTGACCATAAATCAAAACCCAACATTTCAGAAGCATTTTCAAAATTTGATTTTACTTCAATCATTGAAATTGTACCTGCTACTATTCTTGATAAATAACAGCTTGAGCTTTTAAGAATACATACATCAACGGCAAATACAGCAAGTAAGGGTATAGTATACCAACCAAGCTTAGTTACGGTATCTTTTAAACGTTTACTGGTAATGGGTTCACCTTTCTTTTTAGCTTTATATAAGCCTGACAGCAGGTCTAAAAAAATCAGAAAATATATACAGTACAGATAAGGTTGAATTGGGGCAATAAAAGCGAATGCGATTAAAATGTATTTCCAGAAAAAGGAAATGAAGGACTTGAGTAAATTATAAAGGTATTTCATCAGGTTTAGGGTTGTTTGAAGTATAATGCAGCTTCTCTCTTTCTTCGTTCAAGTAAATCTTCAACAACCTTTCCCCCGGCTTTTTTCCATAGTAAAAACTGTGCAGTTATTGCATCTTCAGAAGCGTTAGCATTAATAAGTTTCAATAGAGTACTGTTCTTAAAAGCAGCAGTACCAACATTGAATGCGAAAGATACTAAGGCATTAAATTGATGCTGATTCGGGGTAACTTTTACAGCATCAGTAACGGCTTGTTCATAGGTTGAAATGATATGGGTAAATATATCATCACATTGTTCTTGAGTAATGGTATCACCTATTTCAACTTTTTTACCAGTACCGGGATAATAAGTAAATCCGACACCAATAGTAGGTATTCCGGCAACATCTTTATAAGCTTTTAACCTAACTCCTTCTTCACTGTAAATGAATTTTCTTCCCTCTAAATCTATCTTCACATAGATAAATATTAGGAGGGTGTTAATAATTTACATCTATTCACATTTAGTGTTGATACATTGCTTACTAAAAATTTTGGCAAATCGATTTTCTTTCTTAATTTTAGTTGTGCCTTTTAATACCCCGGCACATTAAAATAACTTTTATGCACAATTTAATTTCCAACAAAGACCAGTATGGTCAAAGAGAGCCTAAAGGCTTAGGCGAAGCAATCGTAGATTTTAAATCAAGTCTACCCTTATTAAATTATCCTTATTATGGATTAAGAATCGACGGAATGTTAGTTGTTCCGGGTTCTGAACCTAATGTTGAAACTGCTATTGTAAAGTCACTTAACAATTATGAGCTTGATTACAGTTCTAATACTGGTGAAGTTTATGTAGTATTTGATTTACCAAGTGACAAAAAGAAAGGTAAATTTACTTTTAAACGTCTTGATGATTTAGATTTTCAAGAGTTTGAGTTACCAGTTTTTACTCCTCCAAGTTAACACTAAAACAGCAATAGCCCTTAACCGGGCTATTTGTTTTATAAAGGTGCTGATACCGTTAATACTCCATTAACCACTGTTATACGCCTTCTGGTTCCATCCCCGGCATCCTTTAATATAATACCGTTTGCTGCATTGGTTATTTCAACATCAGTATTGGTTGTATTACCGACAGCAGTAACATCTGATAAACCTTGAATCAGTTTTAAATTGGTTGTACCAGTTGCACTTGTTGTGCCTGTAGTACCTATATAAACATTATTACCATCAAAGTTAACTGCACCTAATTCTGTCGTAGTCTGACCAGTTACACCGGGGGCTAACTTTAATCCTGCACCACTTGCGGAACTTGAACCAGCCCCAAAATGGACTTTTGCAGTAGCGGTAGATGAATAGCCAAGATTAACGCGTGCATTATTATCAACAATTAAACCATTACTACCATTCGCGGCCATTAAGATTACGCCGTTACTTGTAGCCCTCATTATAGTATAGCCATACTGTTGGTAAAAATGGGGATGTGAATCACCAGAATTAATTGTAATACCAATAACACTACCGTTAAAGACTAAACTGGAAGAAGGTTCATCCAACCATACATTACCAGATGAACCCAAATAAATTTTACCTTTTGTAGTATTAGATGTTGAAGCTAAAGTTAAGTTTCCACTTGCTGAACTGCTACCGTTAATTTGAGAGGTTAACACACTGCCATTCACCTGTAATAGGTCAACATTATTGTCAGTAGTGGTATTTAGTAAGAAACGTCCATTTTGATTAATTCGCGCACTTTCTGTTGCATTGGCATTTCTGATAAAAAGCAAAGAGCCTCCCACCAACCTAGGCCCCATTAACATGTTATTAGCCCATTGCCCCGTACCACTACCACCGTATTGAAATGATGCTGCTAATACACCTGCGCTGTTAAACATATTCATCCCGGCAAATGATGTAGAAGTTACTGCTGATGTAAAAATAGAACCTGAACCTGCACTCATTTGAGTATCATTAATGGTAACAGCAGATACTTTAATATTACCAGATGAATCCCTTCCAACATAACCACCATTAACATCTTTACCTGATAGCAACTGGTAATTATTCAGACTACTTTGAACGTTATTGATTGAAGCAGTATTTGCAGTAATGGTTGCACCTGATGACACTGGTAAATAATAAGTTGCATAATCATTTGCATTAGCTACAATATTACCGTTACGGCCAAACACAGTAGTTACGGCATCACTATTTTGAACCCTATTCCAACCTGCATCACCATCTGAAATAATCCAGTCTCCAACATTATATGTGATACCTGAATTAGTAACACCTGATGTTAAAATGAAATAAAAACCAGTTGTACCACTATTAGAAATAGGTAATGCTAAACCATTTAATGAATTATCAGAACTTGTGATAACATTACCATCATAAGTACCTTTATACTTAACGTTACCCAACAATTTATCTGGAAATAAATTCAATGATAACAGACCAGATGAATCAAGACCTGCATAGCCGTTAACAGCATTTTTATTTGCTGCATTTTCAGGTGTGAAACCTAAAGCAGAATCAACTTCTGATGCCGTTATACCTGTTAAATAATTGCCTACTGGTTGAAATCTGGAATCAGAAGTAGCTTTATCATAATAGTTACTAAAATCTACAGTGTACCCGGTTAAAAATTTTGAATCAGCTTGTTCTTTAGTATAATAATCTGATAAATCTACAGCCCCATCACTTTTAACCACCAAGTCAGTATCAGTTGTACCACTAGCCCACCACATTTCAACAATAGTGTTGCCTGATAATACACCTACAGTTTTACCAAGTCTTATAGCTTGAGGTACGGTATTAATAGCATCCTGAACGGTGTTATAAGCAGTATTACCACTACCATACCACCAATCAATGTTGCCGGGATTAGTCAATTTTATATTTAAAGGTCTTTCTTCACCTGTCATTATTGTAATTCTATTTTATGTATGTGATTTGAAGTATAATCCAAAGCTTGCTGCATCAGGAATAAGTTATAAGTCAAACCATTATTAGTAATTGAACCTACTGCTTCATATAGTCCAGTCAAATCAAGATTTGAAGCAGTAATATCAGTTACCTGAGCAATTGAATAAGTGTTTAAGACAGCTATCAGGAAAGAATTTGCTAAACCAGTATTCAATTCAAACTCCTTAGTACTGGTATTTTCTAAAGCAGCAATATCAGCCCAAGTACTATAATTTGTGGTTGCACCGAAATAAGCAGTGTAAACTACAGTGGTATCAATATTTGATTCAACAGGAATAATTGAAGCATCTGCTACCCTGAACTGGTCAAAGTTTAAAGAGAATACACAACCTGCTACCCTATCAACATTACCGTTAGTAAACTTCTGGAATGATACATTTTCATGTACTTCATATTGCTCTTCAATCTGGTTGGAAAAGTAATCCAGACAGTCAGCAGCAATCAGACTTGTGTCATTATAAATATCCAGTTCTGAACCCGGTAAATTAGGGTCAAAAAGGTCTGCAATCGTTACTAAAAACTGATTGGTAATGGTTGTAGTACGGATATTTTGAGTAATGTATTCAATGTGTGCAACAGGATAAACAATATCACTATCAGCATTGAAATCAAATTCATTACATGTAACCACCGTATTGATTTGATAGTGCTGTTTAAAGAAATCTTCAATTAGTTTTTTATACTGGTTAATAGTTATCATTACCAAAAAATCCTTCTCGCGTACCCGGTCTTATTATACACCTTATCCCAATATTCAGCAGGGTTAAGGGTGTTATCTTCAATGGCAATGCCTGTAAAGTCAAGAGTAGTTATTGCGTTTAATACTGGTTCAACTTCAATGTCTGGTTCCTGATTCATCAGGTCTATCAATCGCTTTTTATAACCGTCTAATTTGGTCGTATAAGCCGATTTAAGAGCGTCAATATCATTTGATGCACCTGCTACAGCATTAGCATCAGTAAGCTTCTGAACACCTTTATTGGTTACTTTAAGGGATATTGGTGTAATGGAAAAAAGCAAGGCACCATACACCATAACTGGCTTGATATAATCCAGTAAAAGAGAATCTTCATCTGAATAAGTGTAACCTGAAATGGTAGCACCGGAAACCAGTGTATTACTTAATCTCTGAAACAGGTCTTTACCTAATAGGGGTTGTAATTCTAAATCCTGATATTCCTGAATGCACTGATTTAAAACCTTTTCATCAAGATTAGATTGCAAAGGGGTTGAATCTTTTAATTCTTGTACTGTTAAAAAAAGTATCTGCTTCATCTTATTTCTTCCTTATTACTCTTTGGCTCACCCACTGATGTCGACACTGATTTTCTGCTTTTCCGGTATTAGGGTCAGTATACCACCCTCCACAATGTGTAAATACATCATAGCCAAAAATTTCACTCATCGTTTGAATGTCCTGACGTGTATAAAGCCTATCATTTTCAATTAGCTTAGTACAGAAATCCCTACTGGTTGAAATTAATGGTGCTCCATAACCCGGTCTAACCTGATAGTCATACATTGTTTGAACTGTACGTGGTGAATCTTGCTTAACAGGGGTAATCGATACGGTATCACCTTCAATTTCGCTATTTAAAATACCTGCATCAGTAAGTGCTTTGATTTTGCGAGCTAAATCTGATGTACTAATACTTATTCCGAAATCTTTTCTGATACCTGCTTTAATATCTGATAAGGATTTACCATTGATTTTATTTTTCATGAGGTAATCTTCAATATCTTTGGCATCATCAAACATGAGTTCAATTTGTTTAAAGGATAATTGACCGGAAACACTCATATCAATGGAATCCAATACTGAAAAATCACCTTTGGAATGACCTAAATGCTTCACTTTCTCAAAATCATCAGCAGTTAGCTTTTTTGAAGTAAGTTTCTTTTCAATCTCAGGTTGTTCAGGTGCTTCAGCTAACCCTTCAATTGCAGAATCATTTGGTGTACCCTCTGGTACTGGTTCACCGTTTGCAGCATTACCTTTAGCAACACTCTGAATTAAAATATCTCCGTCTGGTATTGGTTGAAGGTTGTCAATTGCCCGTAATTCATTAACCGTATATACTTTTTCCTTAGTGGTATCTGGTAAACTGATTGAGAATAAGGAACCTTTATCTTTAAATTCAATTTCAGGTAAACCACAGGATTTGAATAACTTATTAATACCTCTTTCAACCTGATTCCTATTATTCTTTACCCATACATTCTTGAATATCTGGTATGCTTCTTCAAGTTCATTGGAATTACCTAATGAACCGGGTGTTTCTATGCCAAATAGTAGTTTAGAGGTAGCTTGATGGCTAGTAACTATATTAGTTTCAATTTTCTTATTCAGTTCAACTAATTTCTCAGCATAATCATCACCGGGAATTGAAGAAACTTGTACAGGGGTATCACCTGCATTATTATAGTTTAAAATGTACTTTAATCCGTTTTCACCTTTGAATGTCTCACCAAAGCTTCTTTCAAATTTTCTTGCTTCATCTGGTGATGGTACGCCCTTGAAAAAGCTAATTATATGGGAAGGTGAAAAAGATTCTTCAATACTGTTTTTATTGAAATTATTCACCAGTATTTCAGTAATCATTGAAGTTATCCCTGCATTATATTTCGGAGCAGGATACACATTCTGTGCTGTAGGCATATAACCAGAATAGAAATACACCTTAGAAAAACCATCTTCATTTTTACCGGGGGTAAATCTATCATAGCTTAAAGCCTCTCTCATTAAATCCCATTGCTCACTTATCCAAAATTTGTTCTTAGCTCTATTAGTTCTGATGTAATTGCCGGGTACATGATTAAAATAAATAGGCTGCCCCATCACATTATATTGAATTTCAAGAACAAAGAAGTTAAACAATACATAGTCAAAAACTAATTTATTTACTACTTCCTCTAAAGAATCAACAAGGCTAATCTGAAAATCAGCAGCTTCATTAGAGCCTTTAAGGGTCAAACCATCACCCATTAAATAATCTACTTTGCTTGTAGTGATGCTTTTATGTAATGGAACCTCATTGAATAGTTCTAATAAAAAGTTAGGATATAAATTATCAACACCCCAATAAATCCAATGGTCATCACTGTAACCGTTTACCAATACTTCAATTGGTTGTGGTGTTACCTTTTTTGAAAAAGTTATTAATTGGTTAAATATTTCATTATTCTTATCACTCATTAGTAAATTCTATACACTTCATTTCTCACCGGGCTAATGACTTCTAATGAATCCTGAATACCCTGAATCCTTAATTTTCCTGTTTCAATCGGCGTAGCATCTGTATCATTCTGATAAATGGCATAAGAATAATAACCGGGATTAAAAGCAGAAAATACATTGGTATCTATATTGAATAAATCAAATCTTGATGTACTGGCAGAACTGATTACAGGTAAATAAATCCTGTTAGTTTCTCTAGTTGAATCACATAATAATTCCAAAACAAATTGAGGTGAAGTAACAGTAGTTAATTCAGATAATGTTAGAATTATTGATTGTACCGATTTAGATTTATCAATTAGTATCATACTTTCTGATAAATATTAGGGTGCAGAAAATATTAAGGCAATAAAAAAGGGTACTCTGAATGAATACCCCTTTGAATACTTAACTATAGAACTAATTAAGAAATCAGTGAAGGAACAATTGTTGAATCAACAATTTGTACATCTTCAACATCTGAACCTGCTAATGTGATAACTCTACCATTTGAGCTTTTATCATTAGTGCCGGAACCAGTTTTTAGCATCATTTGACCATTTAAGCCGAATGCTAACCAAGCACCGTTTTGTAAGTTAACCATAGCTGCAATTGGTTGTGCAAACAATGATTCAAATGCAACCTTAGCTGATACTGAGCCTAAATTATTTACGGTAAAACCAAGCTCTTTAATTACGTCATAACTACCGTTAGCGTTATAGGTATAATCTGATTTGACAGTTGAAGCATCTTCAACAACACCCCATTTAACGAATTTGGTAGAACCTGATGCTAAATTAATTGCGGAAACCTGACCAGTTCCATCAGTAGCAAACACCTCAGTAGAACCTGAGATTGCAGCAAGGTCAGAAAAAGCAATTAAATACACTTCGGGTTTAGTACTGGTTTTGCTGTATTTACCTGTTTCTCTTGCTAGGGCTATTAAACTATTTGAAGCCATTAAATTTTTTCTCCTTATATTTTTAAAAAAGGGGCTTAATTCAGCCCCCTATGGAATTATCTTATTAATAAGTATTAAGCAATTTTTACTAAGCCAATTTCTTGAGGGTAAACAGCAACTACACCTAATGAAAAGCGTGAATCAAGATATACTTGCTCTGTTTCGAATGAATAATGTTTTTGGAAACTAACGTTAGTCATTTCACCACCTGCCTGTAGATTTCTCAAACGGCAAGCAACAACATAATTAGTACCATTCAAACCATTTACAACTTCTAATTTTGCATCAGTGCCCCAAAGTGTTTTAGGGTCGTTTGGATTGAACAAATTCTTAGCGGCAATTTCAGCTTGATAAGCGTTCCAAGTATCTTTACCAATCAGAATTTTAAAATCTGGCTTGCTTGATACTTCAATTGGCATTCCGGCAAATACGCCTTGTAGTTTAGCGGTTACAGAAGAACCAGAAGTTACTGCTGACAAATTGATATAAGAACCACCTTTGATTGATTTCAATAAACCATCAGCCATATTTAAATTAGTAGTACCAGTAATAGTGGTATCACCTTGCCATATTAATTGTTCTAATGCGTATGAAGTTTTTGTAGCATTCAGGTTACCAATGTCTTCTAAGAATAACATATCAGTATAAACTTGGCCTTTCATCTTAGCCTTCAAATCTTCTACAGCATAAGTTTTTTCCAAGTCTCTAACACAGTAATTTTGGTTAACTTTCAAATCCTTTACGGATAAAGTAGCTTGTGAAAAATTAGCACCACCTAAAGCGTTACGACCGCAAGCAGTACCATCTTGAAAATAAACATCAGTATCTAATAGCTGAATAGCTTGATTACCTTTTGCAGTAGGGTCAAAAGAACCTGCATCGGTTAATAATTTAATAGTATCTGCTTCTAAGATACTTTTGGTAACAAACACCCTTGATTGTTGGTCGGTGTAGTTAGGTAAGGCTGAAATATTGTATCCCATCTCTTCTTATCTCTCTCTTTAATATTTTTTTTATTATTTGCTGTAGTATTCAGCAATACGTTTGTATTTATCTAATTCTGCATCCTGTACTTCTACCCTTTTATCTGCTGAAAATTGAGTTGGTACTTTTGCAAGTGCTTCTATTGATTCTGTAACCGTTTTTAGTTCTGCTGAAAATGCAGTCATATCTTCTTTTGAAGGAACTGCACCGATTGCTTGCAATATTTGATTCATTGCATCTTCTAAAGCTCCAACTCTTTGAGTTAAGTCATTTAAAGCTTGTGTTTCAGCTTCATCTTCTGCTGCATCACCATCAGTATCAGGTTGTTCACCTTGTGGTGCATTTTCAGCCATTTGTTCACCTTCAGCTTTTTCATTCGGGTCATTAGCATCAGCAGCATCTTCTGCATCACCAGTTGAAGCAATAGCTGATATTTTGCCATCCTTTACTGTAAATTCAACACCGTTAACTAACTTATAATCTCCGTCTGGTGCTGGCTCTGAACCAGTAGATGTTGAAATTTGTACTTCTGAACCAATTTGTAAATCAGCATAATCAATCAGTACATCAGAATCAACCACTTTTACACCTGTAAATTTTTCTGATTGCTTTTCAGTGAAGAATTTTAATAGATTTTGCGCTTTCTCAATAACCGTTTCTAATTTCGTTTTATCCATTATCTGTTCTTACTTATATATATTATGTTATGCCTTAGATTTTTCTTCTAAAGCAATTAATGCAGCTTCAAATTCTGAAACTGCTATATCAAATTCACTTTGTTTTAATTGATTGTGTAGATTGACTGTAGTATTAGTGTCAATCAAATTGAAAATACCTTCTACTGAAAAGCCTTTAACTTTTCCTTCTTTAATTTCTGACCATACATCAGGGTTATTAACCTTTACCCCTACAATCCAACTACCATCTGGTACATCAATACCTTTAGGTGCAGAAATACCCTTAGATTCATCAGTGATATAAGATTGAAATACATAGGAATCAGCAGGTGTTGAAGTATGTTCAAGGTTTGTCTGGTTGAATAGACCTTTAGCAGCATAAACTTGTGCTATTTGTCTAATGGTATCAGCAGAAAAGGTAACGGCATACTCTCCGAGGTCGGGGCTATTCCGATATATTGCTTGGTCGGGAATCATAGCACAGCCGATCAACTCCATCTTTTCATCATTACTTGAAAAGTATTGTTTCGTTTTACTGGAAAAAGCTATGAAATCACTTTCAATCGCAGGTGACTCAACTAAGGCAATAGCTGACACAAAAGAACCTGTGTCGGGTGATATGGTAAGCTCTACTAAGGGTAAAGATTTTTTCATTATCTCTTTACCATAGATATTAGTGATAGGGAATTATTTAGGCATAAAAAAAAGCCCCTATAAAGGGGCTTCTACTTTGGAAGATGAATTAAACTATTTCCAAATATTCAAATGACAACCATTCGTCGATATACTTGTCTTTGTGCCTATCATAGTGATTGACCATTACCAATTTATCTCGAAAATTAACATCTAAAATTTGCATTGGCATACCATCGTTTACTGTAGGGTCAGTATGTCTAACAAACTGCCCTTTTTTAAGTGTAAGGTTCATATAATAATATATGAAAAATCAGTTTAAAAAACAACATTAAAAAGTACTCTGCTGATTATAATAAGCTGATTTAGCTTGCTGTTTTTCAAGGTCAGTTTGAACGATATAAGCCCTGATATTCGGTTGTGTCTGGTTCTTTTGATTAACTGCACTTACTATATCCTGTGTACCTGTTTGAGCTTGTTGTAATACCGTTGAATTAATTACCGGGGCAACAGTTTGTCCACCAGTTGAAGCACCTGCACCTGCTGTAGCCGGAACCTGTACCGCTAAAATATTTTTTACTTGTGCCATACCAGCGAGCGAAATTGCCACAGCCTCTGCAATTGCATAGCCCGGAATAGGTACACCTGCAAAGGCATCTAAGGTCTTTGCCACTGCACTATAAGTTGAAATAGTAGCAGCAGCCACCGCTAAAGCCTTACCCGCAATGGTATTTTTACCCAATAAATCAGAAGCAGCATTAGCACCCTGACCTATAGCATCATACATTGCTAACTGGTTATCCTTTTCGCGTTTAGCTATTTCTTTACGTGCATCAGCATTAGCTTTATTAATATCGGTTAGCTTTTTCTGGTGCTCTGCTTCTAACAGTTCCAACTGGTCATTCTGACCTTGTAACTGGTCTTTCTTTAAATTATAAGCAGCATTTTCAGCATCTATTTGTGCTTTAGCAATAGCATTAATTTTAGCTTTAGCTTCATCAGGGGTATCATTTGGTGAAGGTCTATTTTTATCTTCTGCTTTAGTTAATGAAGTATCAGCTACGGTTTTTACACTGGTATCAACTTTTAAAGTACGTTGCTTATTAATCTGCTTGTTACGTGCAGCTTCTAATGCAGCAGCTTGTTCAGGAGTAGCATTTTTTAATAATTCATCAACCTTTTTATTAATATCATCAATGGACTTATCAAAAGAATCTACAGCTTCATTTTGTACACCTTGAAGATATTGGTTGATTTGGTCATCATACTTTTTATTGATTCTGGCCTCTTCATCTTTACGCGCTGTTACCAAATTTGAATATTCTTTATTGAAATCTTTAACATCAGCTTTACGCTTTTCCAATAAGGCAAATTCTTTATCATACTTGGTTTGAATATCAGCTAATTCTTTTTCTCTGGCATCACCAGAACCTTCAGCCATTATTTTTTGAGCTTCGTCATTATTTTTCTTGATTTCATTTAAATCAGATTTTAATTGCTGTGCTGCTTTGTTAGCTCGCTCTTTTGCTAATTTTTCAGCAGCATCATTTCTCTTCTTAATTTCCTGATTTTCTAATACCGTAATTTCTGATTGACCATCAGCATACTTTTTCTGATAATCCTTATCGTTCTTATCAAGAATTGAATTTTTAAGCTGTTGATTTTTGATTTCTAAGTTGGTGGTATCTTCACCTAATGCTTTTAACTCCTTTATGATGCGTTCATTTGCTTCAATTTGTTTTTGAACCCTTACTTTTCTTTCTTGTTCAGCATAATCTGCTGCTTTAGCTGCGTAACCTTTTTTATAATTATCGATAACATTAAGGTCATCAGCGATTGATTTTAAACCATCCTTGAAATCTTGTGCAGCACCCTTGAAATCACCTTTAAAAACATCTATAAGCGCCTTTACACTACTCACAGCATAATCAATCGGTACTTTTAGATAATGCAGTACAGCGTTCCCTACACCGTTTATAACCTGCATAAAGTCCTGAAAGCCATCTTTTGTATTTTTCAACACCGGGAACATACTTTCAAAACCGGCTTTTACTTTATCCCAATTTTCAACCAATGCAACAATAGCTGCAATGATTAAACCTATACCGATACCTTTTAAAGCAAGACCAAATACGTTGGTTGCTACTGCTGCTGCACCTGTTGTTGCTGCATTGGCTAAATTTGCTTCACTTTGTGCTTCACTAGCTGTGGTTGCTGCTGTTTGAAGTTCTGCTTCTGTAGCTAAAGCGGTATTATAAGCTGTTTGTGCAGCAGTTAACACTTCTAATGCTGTTGCTCTCTCTGCTGCTAACTCAATGTAGGCTTGCTCTGCACCTGTAATTGAAGCATCACTATCTAAACCTTCCAATTTAGCAGCATTTAACGCCTCCTGTGTCTCAATTTCTAATTCATTGGCTGCTGTAGTAGCTTCTGCTAAAGCTGTTTCTGCTGCAACTCTTTCTGCTGTAGCTGCATTTAATGCCTCTGTACTGGCTAAAACCTCTGCATTAGCATCAATTTGTGCTTGAGTTAGGGTAACATCTTGTTGTTTAACCATAAACATACCTTTGATGACCCTTCCGAAGTCAAGAAACCCGGCTTTTACCATTTCAATTTCTTTCAAGGCATTACCAAACATCATTAAGCCCTGTAATCTTGCCATATTTTCAGCAGATTTTTCAGAATTGAAACCAAGGGCAACCATACCACCAGAAACACCCATTAATGTACCTGATAACCCACGTGCTATTGATGAAAATGCTGCAAACTTGTTAGCCGGGTTAAAGGCTTGAATAGTCTGGTTAAACTCCTGAGCCTTTAATTTTAAGTCACCTAACTGTTTAGCTCCTTCAATGAATTGTTGACTGTTCTTACCAAATTGTTGCTCAGTTTTTTGAAGCTCATAGGTAGCTTCACGAATTAATTGCCTATAATTCTTGAACTGATTGGCACCAACATCCTTATTACCAGTCTTTTCAATCTCTTTTCCTAATTTTTCAACCTCACCTTGAGCTTCTTTAATTTTTTCTGTACCAGTGACATTGATACCCAATAAAATATCTTGTTGTATGTTGCCTGAATTGTCTGCCATCTATGTTTTCTCATAAATATTAGGTTGGTGTTGACAAATCTTTTTGGATAAATACTAAAAAAGTTAGCAAATTTGTTTTTGTGAGTAAGAAGTACAGATTCAGGAAGGTTTATTTCATTGTTCCAGATAATAGTGTATTTGGGAAAGGTTATGAGTTGGTTAATTGCTATAGGAAAGAGCAACACGTAAAAAAAATATGTGTCCAACAGCAAAGGATAGCTAATGATGAAGCTACTAAGTGGTGGGCTAAAAGTCAGAAAATACCTATACTAAAAGTTGAAGGTTTTTATTTGGTACACGAAAGTTTATTTGAAGAAATACTTGAAATGTGGTGTAAGCAGGAAATTAAAGAATAATAAAATGCCCCCCCTTCGACGGTATATGCTTTTGTTTTTTTTATATTACTATCGATTGGGGGGCAAAATATTAAATGATTACTTTTTGCAATTTAACATCAGCTAATACATTTGAATTATAATAATCTATTTTATTCAATTTAAAATAAGCCATACCGTCTTGAGATTGAATAAATATTGGAGTTCTAAAATCTAATGAACCCATATCTATTGAATTTAGGTTAAAGCTTGCTTCAAGGATAAATAAGTTCAAATCATTCAATTCTATTAATTGATTTTGGTAGAAATAAGAATAAATATTTGGTAAGCTAAATATATCCTGTCCTACTGTTGCATATACTTCTTTAGGCACACCAAACAAAGCATTGAATACATTGGTAGTACCACTTTTCAATATGGTATCAGAAGTATTGTAGTAAGTTAAACCTGTAACAATACCGTATGACCTGTTACAGTACCACCGCTATCAACATTAACAGAAGAAACATTATAACTTTGACAACTACCTGTACCATTATTATACAATAACCGCATATTAGATTTAAACGATTCCTTTTTGGTTAAATCTCCTTTCCAAATAGCAGCCATTGTTTTATCATCATAGTTTTCAAGAACGATTACAGTAGGTGAAAAACTTACTTGAATATCTTTAGCATCATTACCCGTAAATGCACTATTTGAAATGGTGAAATTGCCATAGGTGTCATTATATTTCTGCTTATACAAATCATTATAGTAATCAGAATCATCGGTGAACTTAAATTGATAAGCTGAAGGTAAATCTGTCGATATGGTCATTTTATACCCTTTGGACAAATCAAGTTTATGTGTCCAGTCTAAAGCATATTTCACCGGATTCTGGCACCTGTTGTAAAATATATCATAAGGTTCAATAATTAAACCATTGGGATTATTGGGGTCTTCAATCATATACAGGTTGTAAAACTGCAACGTTGATTTCAAGAAATCTTTAATGGTTATATCTTGAGGTATGACATCTTTTAAACTAACGGTATCACCACTTTTAATAGCTATGGTTGAAGTTAAACCAGTTGCACCCACAATAATATCAGCGTAATGTACGGTCAATGCAATTGGGGCAATGTTACTAGCATCAATATCTCTTTGACTGTAATAAATATCCAAGGGAATACCAAAAGCAGTATTACCTGTATAAGCACTATAAGGCATTGTATAATTAGCAGTTACGGTAATACCAGTTAAATCAGCTCCCGTTAGGTTGTAGTATTGATGATTTAAAAAAATGTCAACATTGTAAGTTGGGTCTGATGGTTGAATAGAAAAAGCAATGTCACAATTGACCGTTGAAGTGATTTGTGTTTTAACATCCTTTTTAAAGATAAATTCATTGTTCTGGCCTGACACCGTTATGGTATCTGTAGATACAGCACTATCCATTTCAATTGAATACAAAGCTTCATAGTTACCTTCGGTGAAATACCACGTATAACCAGATGTAGTTTGTGCGGAATAAATTACACTTTGCACATTCTTGCTGAAACTTTCTTCTGTATACGGTATATAAGCCTTTTTAAATAAATCTGAATTAATAAAATCGCCGGAATAGCTATAACCATAAGTGTTAAAAATGTTATCAAAATAGGTTTTCAGATAGACACCCGTTCTAAAATTTCCAATGTCAAAATTGTAAGCATTTGGCACGATACCGCTACCAAAATCAATTGACGGATAAATAAAGGTTTGACCAGTATTATAAATCCAACTATTGATAACCGTATTCATATTGAAGGTATGGCTATCACTACCGGTAAAAGCTGAAGTTAAAAGTGCATCCCCTATTTTGCCTAAGAAATTAATAAAATATCCGGTGATGATTGCCTGATAAGTATAGTTACCATTTTTGTCCTTGTCTATCTCCTGCAATTTAAATCCACCTTTAAAAAGCATTGTAGAATTTTCAAATACTACACAGTCTACAGCCCTATTTGGTGAATAATTATAAAACATCTTTTCATCCAGTGAACCATCTGCATATCTGGAAAAGTTGAAACAATTACCTAATATCCGATTATTGTTCTTAGTTCCTTTCAATACTAAATTTTTAGATAATCTGTCTTTACGTTGGGATATATCTGATATGTTAGAAACAGAAAATGTAGTAGTAAAATCTACAGCACTGGTATCTAAATCCAATTCTGCATAATTGCCATTAGGTTCAACTAAAAATATTTTATAATTTATATTCATTAGATTCTTTTCCAATAAATATTATTAATAGGTTTGCAATTCACACAATTGAAAAATTTTATGGCAACAACAGATAAAGCAATTGAGGTTTTAAAGCAAACATTAGAAAGCTTAGAAAACAGTTTAGACGGTCGTACCGCAGACATTAAGAAACAATACAAAGAAGCTATTAAGGTTGCAGAAAAGCAATACAAAGAAGCTCTTTCAATTGCCGAAAAAACTAAAGATGAAGCATTGGCTGCTTTTAAAAATGACCAAGCTGAAATAGTTAATGTTAAAAATGCTTTGAAAAGCCTAACAGGTGAAACTGTAAAAGCTGCTAAAGCATCTGGCGATTCAACAAGAATCAGTTGGAATCAAGTTTTTGAAAAAGCTCTACCTAAAATTGGTAAGCCGTTGAAAGAAGTTACCCAAGCTGATGTTGAAAAAGTGATTGCGGAACTACACCCTGAAATTGATATAAAAGCCAACAAAAATAAAATAGCTAATGCTTTGACCAACCGGAAAAAGAAAGCTTAGTTTCAACTCGACTAAAACAAGTAAGGGGCTATATAGCCCCTTTTATATTTTGCCCATCTACCTTATTTAAAGCTCCTATTACACCCTTAATACTCATTGGCTTTATTTTTTTCATCTCAGTACTAATATCATTAAGTTGCTCTCTCTTAGCACCTAATTTTTCTCTCTCCAATTCTAACTCATTTTTTAGCTCTTCAATAATTTTTTCAAACTTACTAGTAACCTCCGTTTGAGTGGCTTGCCGTGTAGTCTCCAAAGAAATCTCAGCAGAATCCAAAAGAGCTTTATGAACCTTTATCTTTTCTTCTTGCTCGGCAACAATGATTTTTAAATCTTCATACCTCTTCTTAAACTGCTCCGTTAGTTCAACATCATTATTTTTTATTAAAAAATCTAAGCTAAATTTTAAACTTTTAATGTCCTCCTCCTTTAATTGAATCGTTGCATCTTTCGCCGCTAACATTGCTTTATTTGCATCTTCTGTTTCCTTTAATGCGCGAATTCTATAAACTCGGTCGATTAAAAACGCTATAATGGCTAGTGCGTTGCCAATCAACGAAATAGTTGTAGGGTTCATATGACTTGGATTTAGGAGTAATGAATATAAGAAATAAATTCAAAAAAATAATTAAAAGTTAAATTTTATCGCTTAATTGTTTTACCTCTTACATTATCTATGACCTGCCTTACTGATTGAAGTATCTTTTCATTGTCATAGATAATTGTCTGTGTTTGTCCTGTCATATTTTTAAACATCAAATTCTTCTATAATTATCCCATCACATTGCATATTCTGGTTATCTGTAGCTACATATTCAAAAGCCACATTTGGAGTTAATTTGGTCATATCTATACTATAATTGGAATCAAAAGTAACTGGTGTGTTTCCCGGCATTATATTAGTCATGTACGTATAGTTATTCATGTTAGCACTTCCACCAATGGTTAAGCTTTGGGTTGTACCGGTGTTTTTATACTGGCTCAAATTGATTGTTCCAGTATTCAACTTATCAAAATAGATTTTAATGTTATAGGCTTTGGTACTATCCACATTATTAATAATGATGGCCTGACTATGGCCGTAACCGTTATTGGATAAACCAAACAACCTTACTGTACTTGGGAATATGCTGTTAATAGGGTCTGTACTTTGCGGATTACTTTGACCAAAATTTGAAGTAGAATAACCAACAGCATAAGAAGGCCAATCAGCAGGAATAGTTAATTGCACATTAGTGGTATTACCGCTTATATCAACCAGATTAGTAATTTGAGCAACAGCACTGTTAACTACTAAATTATTCCAACCAGTCTGATAATCTGCTGATGAATCCGTAAAGTTTACCTTAAATACGCGGCTTAATAAACTTGAATTATTGTAATCATTAATTACGGCCTGACCACTTACAGAATCTAATTTAACATTATAAATGGATTGAATAGTACCTCCAGTGCTGTTATAACTGAATGATACCGTATCTGCTGATGAAGCTACTGCATTAGCTAAACATAAATACATTTTAGTGTTATCTGTTGGGTGTGGTATCGTTTGAGTAACATTAATATAATTCAATGAACCACCATTATCTATTACCGTAAAAGCTGATTGATTACCTGAAGGGTCACTAATCGCTAAGTCAAATTCAATTAAAATCCTATCCCCTGAATAATTGGTTCTGGTGTAAATAATATTAGGTGGATTGGCTGTTGCTGCATCTGTAGTCACACCATAAGCAAAACTAAAGGCACTGGAATCATAAGCATTAACCGCCCTTATTTTGTAGTAATATTCCGTTGATGCAACCAAACCAACATCAGTATAAGCTAGAGTAGATTTATCAACTACTGCTATTCTGTTATAAGTACCGTCTGCTGTATTTGATTTCCAGATTTCAAATGAATCAATCATTGTATAAGCAGAATAAGACCAACCTAAGCTAATTGAAGTGGATTTAATTTGTGTGGCTTGAAAGTTTGTTGGTACTGGAATAGTTACAGGCATACCAATGCCAACAACAGCAGTTTCATTAGAAGTAGCACCATTTAATTCAAATTGTATCTTGAAATAATATGACTGACCTTCTGATAACCCCGAAACCGTATAAGAACCATTATCAATATAACCGTTATAGATTTGCGTGAAGTTTGCATTGTTGGTTTGAGACATAAAAATAAGGGTGTTATTTGTACCAATATTTTTGTCAGTCCAAACGATTTTAGCAGTAGTGGTATCTAATGCCTGACCTTGAAAGTTAACCGGGTCAATTAACTTTTTAGTACCTACATTATTGGTTTTGATAATCTTTGGTGTTTCATTGATATTGACCGTGATTCTATTCAATCCGTCTGAACCTTGAGTAGCTACGTAGGTAGTGGTATGACCTGATTTGGTTTGACTGATATGTGCATTATCAAAATCAACCACCATTACATTTACTTCATTACTGTTAACTACAATACTGGTAGGATTATAATCTTGCTGAGATAATAAAGCAGCTTGTGATGTAGGTGCTAACCAAGCAAGGATTGCATTCGAGCCATTAGCATGCGTATAAGCTAAAGCAAATATTTCAGGTACATAATTTTCAATTGGGTTATTGTCAACTAACGAATTACCGTATTCTCTGATAAAATGGCTAAAAGTATAACCTGTCATTTCATTACGAAATGCAGTCATATACCACCAAGCTTCTGTAGGAATTGAATTAGTCCAGAACCCACCGCCTGAATCATGAGGAACCATATAACCAGATGTTAAAAACGTATCTCTGGCAGCAGTATTAGTATCTTGTGCCCACACATCATTAGCATTTTGATGACGGAACATATATTGAAATATTCTGTCAAAACCATAAGCTTGAATCAAGGTTAAAGACCTCATTAAATATTGAGCCTTAGTAACGTGTCTGGTCACTAAATCAGTTATAAAGGGAGCATACGCACCAAAATTTTGTTCGTCATAACCGACTTCTGTTATCCATAATTCAAATTGAGGGCAATATGAATCGCGGAAATCAACCCATTGTTTTATAATACGTGGCTGGTCTGAATACTCTGGTTGAGTACCAAAAATAGTTATTGAAGTGTCGTATTCATTGAAACCTTGAGAACCGTGATTTGAATTGTAATAGTGGATATTCAAAGCGTGAATTGGATAATCACCCTTTCCCCTATTGACATCCCACCAAGCAAGCATTTCTTTAACATAACCAATATTAGTACAGGATAAACCCGGCATTACTTGTTTAGCATTAGGGTCTGCTGCTTGCATTCCATAACCTGCACCTAATGCACCTTTATGACCATCATAACCAACACTTAAACGCATTGCTAATTCTTGTGGGTTATAATATGCTTCTTGGCTTTTCCAGTATTTATCAGGCTCGTTAATTGTCTCAAAATATTTGCAATAACCTAAACCAACTTTTAAAGGTTCAGCATTGTATTCAGGTGATGTTGTTGGCTGTGTAGTATCACCAGTGGATAAACTGATGTATTGAGTATCAGCAGAAGTATTGAAACCATAACGGGCAACGATATTATAAACTACTCTGGCAAATACTGACCAGTTGTAAGGATTCAAGGTTTTAGTAGTTGAATCAATGGTTATTCCTGAATTTAAAGATTTTCTAAATGTTGGGTCACTGGCATAATCAGCAGGTGCTAACATTGGAAGCTCATCATTAACGGTAAATATTGGCTCAATGCCAAGACTTCTAACATAATTTAATTGATAATCAAAATCCCACATCCTACTTGTTGAAAACCTCATATCTAAGTTAGATTCATTGATATTTGCACCCTGACCATAACCCGTTGAATTAAAAAACCAATTGAAAATATTATAGAACCTTGTGCAATTTGAAATCTGTGCCATATTGGTTAAGTCTTCAATCAGGAATCCGTTTGTACCAACCGCTTGTGTCCATTGAATAGGACTTGATAACACCCTTTTATATTTAGTTCCCGTTAAAGCATTATTGACTGATTTCTTACCAAAAAAAGCTAACCCCTGTAAACAGGCAGCAGGTATAGTTACGTCTAAACTGATGTAATTAACATTGGTACTGGCTGATGAAGTAAACGGATAAGTAGCCCAAGCAAGCGTATTGGTTTTGTCTTGAGTATAATTTCTACTGTCAGTAGCAACATTCCAAATTGTACCATCAGATGAAGTTGATATAGTAAAATCAAAGTTTACCCCTACAGTACCTAAGAAGCAAGCCTTATCAATCGAGTACGTTCCGTCTAAAGGCATTATAAACCTTACATAAGGTGTATTATACCAACCACTAAAGAAAATACCGTATTGATAGATTGAAGTTTGTTGTGGTTCATTGCCTTGCAACACGCCGTTTACATTTTGAACATTATCATAGTCCAAACACCAGTTCATGTTATAGATGATCTGGCTGCTATGGTCTACCTGACTATCTGGTATACTACTGGCCTGCCAATCATATCTGCCACTGATATATGTTTTAGAAGCATCTATAGGCATCCAAGCACTAACTGTTGCATCAGATGAAATAGTCAAGGTGTGAATGGATAAAACATTACTAATACCACCCGTACGCTTTGTACCATAAGTGGTTTTAATAGCTTGAATAACCAAATAATAAGGGGTATTAGGCTGAAGATTAGTTAGAGAAAATGTTTCTGGTGTACCCGGTGCAGCAGGTGTTAAGTTTTGGTTATAAACTGTTAATGCACTGACAGTAACAGCAGAAGTAATTGGTGCTGTTGAAATATACATGATGTACTTATCAGCACTTACATTTTGCTTGATACCGTCTCCACTAGGTGCAGTCCATTGAATCTTAACAGAAATACTATCCGTTCTGGAAACTGTTAAATCTGTTATAGCAGCAGGTGCATTAATGATTTCAACAGGGGTAATAACTGTTGAAGTAAAATAGATCCCTTCATCATCACATAACCAGTCTAAACGGGTTGATTTACCGGGTGTAGGTTCTATGTAAATATTCCCATAATAACCAGTAGGTAATAACACCTGATGATTACCAGTTAAATCTTGCTTTACGATAACCACACCTGTTTCACCGGGTTCAGGACTACCCACGTTTAATATAATATCTTCGTATAATAATATCTTTTGTACTTTCATTTTTACATGTTAAATAGTGGCCTTGCCGTTACCGTCTGGTTCTACATAACCAAAGCTATAGGTGTCAGCACCATTGAATACGGTTACTGTAGGTGTAGGGCAAGTATTAGGTGGTAGATAAGCTGCGCTTGTCTCTTCAACCAAAATATCAGCATTAGAGTCAATGGTAAAATTGATGCTTAACCTGTTGTTAGAGGTGCTGTATCTCTTTTGCAGTATTTTATAATTGGTGGTAGTAATTTGAATTGGTAGAAACTCGCCTGTTAATACTTTTACGTATACTTTAGGTGATTCAATTAACTCCGTTAAATATCTTCCAAGGGTATCAGTTAGCACACCAGAAACTACACTGAAGGTTGATGTAGTAGCTACATTGATGACCTCTGTATCAAGGTTGAAAACATTATTGTCCTCATTGCTATAGATACCACTGGAATTAAACTTAAATGGATAAGTGTTAATACTGGTCTTAGTTACATCAATCGTTTCTTGTGGATTGAAAAAAGTAAAGGAATCAAAACCACCAATTTTATTAGCAAATAAGATTTCAATAGGAATTTGATTTTTATATCCAGCTAAGTACTTGTAAATTTTTAATTCAGATTTTTGTACGGTTCCATCATTAACCGCAATTGAATAATAACTCACACCTGATAAGCTTACACCAAAATTTGTTTCAATGCTATCAGGGCTTACATCAATTCTGAAAGCAGTAATACCAGTTGGAAAATCTTGGGTATACGTTCCCAATAAAAGTGACTGACTATCATACAACCTGAATACTGCTGTACCTGTAAAACCCGAAATAAAGCCATATAAGTATTCTCTGGAATTGCAATTTAAGGTGGTGTAATTAGGTTTATTGGATAAGAAAACCGTTGAACCAGTATAACCTGTATTGAATAAGTACTTATTATAATCATAGTTCTGGTACTGAACCCTGTTCAGCGTTCCATTCCAAACCGTATAATTTGAAGTACTTGCTGTAGCTCCGGTGATTACTGTACTACCAGAAGTGATTGCTTCAGTAATTTGCAGGTAATACCCTTGATAAATATTCTTGGGTTCAACGATTAAAGCACCGGGAACCAATTGAGAATCAACCAGAGCTGATAACAATGATGAAAGGTCGAATACTGTACCGTTCTGATAATTGGGTAAGGTAAAATAACGCTGAGAAGCAATTATATAATTGGTTACAGCATCAACTACATTGCACTTGAAATAAATAATATTGGCATTATCAGAAGTTAGCTGAAATACCTGCGGTGTATATACAGGTGAATATGATTGAGGCTGTTTAACGATTGAAATCATACTATTCTTTTAGATAAATAGTATGGTTAAGGCTGTTAATAACCTGCGGAACTAAAATATTATTACCGCGTGTAATGGAAATAAATATAATACTGACAGTCAGTATGTTATCGGACTACCCACATCTATTCAACTTTACATGTTTAATAATATTTAGTTAAAAACGTCACGTATTATTTTATCTTTACAGTACCTAATATTTAAAACTATGTATATTAAAAAGCCAGCAACAGAAAAACTAAAAGAATGTGAATTTGAAATTTTAAGAGGTTCAAAAGAGGTGCAAAACGAGAAAAGTAAATTTCAAATAGATGTCAATGACATACCAACTTTGTCTTTCCCGAAGCTTCATGCTTCAGATTCGGAAAAATATGTATGTAAATCTATTTTTAAGAAGCATTTTCCAGAAGGTAGAATTATTGATTAAAATAAAGAGCCTCGGACACACTCGCTGCTCCGAAGCTCAACCTAAACCTTATCACAATAAAAGCCTTTCGGCTTGTATTGCTGCGAATATATTTTTTATTTTTGAACAAATATCAAACGATATGCAAACCTACCTTTCTCAAATCTTACCCCGACTTCAACAATTCAATAAGAAACTTGACCAAATAAGCTTATTTACTAATAAACCGTGGATAATGATAGATGAAGAAAGTAACCAACATCATTACTCCTTTTTACCGGATGGAAGATTAGTAATGGCATTGAACGGGCAGGCGCAAATTGGGAAATGGGAATATCTTTCCGGCTCTAACAGCCTACTGATCGACAGAAACGTAGACAATATATTACTTCATCACATCTTTCTAACAGATGGAATAATGCTTTTGAAAAAAGAAGGTAGCAATGAAAAGCCTTGGATATTAGTAAATAAAAATGTCATTCCGGATTTGAATTATGAAAAGTACTTACGGGGCTTGTATATCAAAAAGCACGATCTAAAAACTTTTAAAACAATAGACAACAACATTTTTTACGTTAAATCAGCACCTAACGTTATTACATTTAAGGGATTAGAAATATTTGATTCAACATTCTCACCCTTAGAAAACTCAGTTATAAAGATGAAAAGTCGTAACCTAACTGTTACTGCTGGCCGGGTTTCCGAGGTATATTATGAACACATTTACAGTACCATACAAAACGAAACAATTTTAATTAGACAAGCTAAACAGGCTTCACTAACAATAGGAGATGCAGTTTTCAATTTAATTAATGGATGCTCTACACCGATTGATAACGCGATTCTTGAGTTTACACCACCTATAACAGGTAATAAAATAAGAAAACTTGTTGTTACTGAAGGAACCATAACAAGAATTTCAAATCGCTTAATCAGTGATAGGCTTAGTGCGATATTTTTCTTATTACTTATAATAGCATCATTAATAATAGTGATAACAATAGTATTAGCAAAGAGTTGATACTACTTTTTATTCATCACATTATTCCCGTATTTATCCTTAATTGAACTGCTAATCATTGAAGCACTAAACCCGGCAATACTTTTTGATAAGTCAGTTACCAGTTGTGGTATTTCCTTCGCAAATATATTCCGGGGTTTAAAACCTTCTTTATAGATTTTCTTAGCCATCGCCCAAGCAGCAGAATCTATTGCTTTATCGTTACCATCAATTTCTTCAAAAGGTGATTTCTTGGTTGGATGTGGATTACCAGAATAGTTTTCTTCATTGCGTACCTGTAGGTTCTTGGTTTTGATATACTCAACAAAAACATCTTTAGGGGGCGTTTTATCAGAATAACTATGTGGAGTATTATAAAGCTTTTCTTCAGAACCGTTAACGCCTCTATCCTGATAGATTAACCAAGGATTACCCAATATATTGATACTGGTATCAGTAGTTTCAATTTTTAAATCAGCAATACCACCTGTTACTATCATGTCAGCAGATTCAATATTTTCTTTTACCCGTTCAATAAAAGCTGCTACATCATTCTCAGCAGCACTAAACATATCCTTTGTTTCAAAGTCTGCTTTACTCTGACCTAAGTTATCAAGGCTTGATATTGCTGCTGCTCTGGCTTGCTTATAAGTTTGGTTTCTCATGTGTTCTTATATTTTGATTCAATCATTTTTACTTTATCCTGTAGGTACATAGCAAGCGTAAATATTTCAATTGCTGACTTATTCAGGATATTGAAAAATGATTCATTAGTCTCTTTTGCTACTGACATAGCTAAATCTATCCAACCCCACTTTCTGTTAAACTCAATATCCTGTTGCTTTTTAAACTCACTTAGGATTTCTTGCCCGGTCTTTTGAATAGGTTCATCACTTTCCGCTTCGCTGTCTGTTTCAGCATTTTGAGGCTTAAAGAAATGATTGAAGAGTTGTAAGATTTCAGTAATGAGGTATTCAACTTTTTTAGACAGTCAGTGACCTCTTGCACTGATAAGTTTTGAATTTCTTCTTTTGAGGTATCTGGTAATAGGATTGAAAGTATATCAACAAAGTTATTAAATGGGTTACTACTAAGTTTTTGATAAGTTACAAACTGGTCATACGTAACCTTAGATATATCAATCGTTTTAAGCTTAGTTTTAGACGGTTTAGGCACTTCATTTAAGTAAGTGATACCTTTTATCATTTCAATTACTTCTGTTGGCTTACAGGCTCTAATAGCTTCTACAGAAGCTTCTAATAAGATTGATAATATAGTTAGATGTACATACTCATTCCAGTCATCATCTGTATAATCATCAGGCTTAGTAGCAGGTATTGTATTAATGATTTGAAGGTATTTAGTAAACTTTAATTCGTTATAGCTCTTGGGTAATCGGTCTATAAAATTCATTAGTATTCTTTCTCATAAATAGTATGATGTTTAAGTTTTTCTAACTTTACCGCTTTACAAAACATATCGTGGACAAAAAATTATTTTTTAAAGTTTTAGGCTTTTTGGCAGACGCAGGCATCAATAATGAAGTTGACATAAAACATCTATTTCATGAAGTACTAGATAGTTATGAAGTGACAACGAGTTATCCATTAGATTTTGCAACCTCTGATATTCGGATTTTTTTAGAAAAGATGAAGAATAGTAAACTGATCGATTATAAAATGCGAAATGAAAGAGAAGGTTATACTTTATATGACCCGGTATTGGCGTTTGAACTTACCGCATACATTACTCAAGAGGGCTATAACTGTTATATGGCCGAACAGAATCGTATTAGGAATGATGAAGTTCAAGATTCAATTATAAAAACTAATGAGATAACAGCGAGAAATTCACGTTGGCAAACAATTATTCTTATCGCGACATTATTTATTACTTCCGGCAGCGTTTATGTTGCTTATAAAAGCTATGCTGCATCAGAAATTGCATACAAATCCGCAAATCAAACTAAACAAGTAGAGGAACAGTATTTAATAATTAAAGAAACAAAAAGCAAACCTACAGATTCAATAACGCTTACTGGCAAAAAAAAGATCATTTCAAAGCAGTAAAAATCTGATAATTTTACAAAAAGCCTTATCTGATTAAACTAATCAATAAAGGGACAAAAAAAGGGGACAAAATCAGCTTAAAAGAAGCCAAAAGAGGCTAAAAAGCTACCATTAGCAGGAATTAACTTTCTGTACTTATTAGCTAAAGCTAATGCTACAACCGTATCATCATGACCACCCGGTGCATTACCATACTTGATATGTCCAGTACTGGTATAACTGTATTCAAATATTGATAGCTCATTAGCGGTAACATCATTATATTTAAGATTACCTTTCTCTAAATCCAATATCATCTCAGTAATCAGTTTAGGCTTACTTGCTGCTGTAAATTCAAAGCCAATTAAATTATTAACTCCTTCATTCTGTAATGATTCAAATATTCCATCACCTAAAGAGCCGTGCGTACTATCCATAGCCTTGAGTATAGATGCAGGTAATGCTTTAATTCTTTGCTTAGTATAATCATTATCCCTTTGGAATCGTTCAAAGTAAGTCATACAACCATTTTCATCTAATCCAGTGATAACAGTGTAGTCAGTATATTTAGCTACGTCTATACCATATACAACTGTTGGCTTATTACTAAGGGTTGAAATAGTATTAGCTTCAATAACTGTACTGCTGACTACTGCATTAGTATTTTCAGAAGGTATTGCTAAGTATTCTTGTCTAAAAGCTGAATCTGGTAATGATGCTTGAGCTAAGTCAATTTCATCTTTGCTGATATATGGATTATCATAAGTGCTGTAATGAAATGATTCAAAGCCCTCTTCTTTATTCAATCCTTTTAAATACAGGCTATAGAAGTAATTTTTACCTCTCGGTGTGCTGATGAATAAAGCATTACCCTGATAATCTGTTAAAGTTGGTCTGATTGAATTTAACCAAGCATTCTCAAGGTCTGGTATATAGGCTGCTTCGTCGATTATAACCGTATGAAACTTCCTACCTCTAAAATTATCAAGACGTTCACCTGTTAAGAAACTTAATGAACCACCTGTTACCAGTGTTATTACTAAATCAGTTTTATTTGCTGATTTAATTAATTGAACTGGTAACGTTTTAAGTATATCCTGAAAGAAGATTTTAGATAAACTATAAGTTGGCGTTACATAAGCAACATGTTTAGATTTAATTATTGAAAGGATGCTTATTATCTGACTTATTAGAGACTTTCCCCATCTACGCCCACATAGCAACACCTTAAACCTTGCAGTTGATTGTAGGACTTCTTTTTGCCCTTTATGAGGCTTAGGTAAATTAATGTCAACCTGCATTGATTAGATTTCATCAGCAGGGTCATTAGTTTCTGATATACCTAAATCATCAGAAAAATTAACATTAATATTTATCTCACCTGAATGTTCAACTTTATCATCATTCTTATTGAGAGTAGGTAACACAAATTTGGCAACTGAATTTAAAATAGTCCATTGCTTGAACTCTGACATTGTTTCTAAATCTGCTTCCAAATCTTCAATCTTATTTGACAATACTTTTTGTAAAGCATCTCTTATTTCCTGTGTGGTTTTATTCTTAGAGCCTTTAACTCTACCCCCGGTTTTCTCTCTTCCTTTTTGAAATGGCATAATACTATATTGATTCTATCAATGAATAAATATTAGTTATATGCAAAGAAAAAGAGAGGCTTGTACACTCAATATAAACTAGATTTATTTTAAATTTATTTCAATCAGAAACTTAACACAAATAAAAAAAGCCAATCAATTAAGATTAGCTTTTTTAACGAATAGAAAATATTTAACTATTTTTCTATGTCTGATTCTAAGTTACGCATAGCTTCAGCTATATCTTTAAATTCATTATAAATTTTAATTGACTTTTCAAAAGACATTTCAACATCTTCTAATTCTTTCTTTATAACATTCATTGAACGGTTCAATTCCATCCAGTTATCTTTTAATTCTTTCATATTATCTTTTCTTTTTATTATTCTTATTTAAATTATTTGATTCAGTTTGACCTGTGGTTACTACTGTTTCAACAGGTTCAGGTTTATCAAATTTATCTTTTAGCTTTCCATATAAATCTACATAGGCAGAAAAAGCTTGCTTAATACAACTGCTGCAACTTGTTGTTAATTTAACTGGCATTGGAGTTTTTACCATTGACTTTACCGTATCAAATGTTATTTTTAATATATTAACTTCATTTGCATTCAAACCAGTTAGTTTATTTTTATTAAATAGATTTATTGATTTTTCTAAAATTTTTAATTTATTATATAATTCTTTTTCAGTTAACATCATACGTTTTCTTTAGCCATTTTTTTAATCTCATTAGTTGAATACATATTTCATACTCTTCTAAATCTACCATTTCACTATTCGTGTTATCAATATAATTTAACATGTCTTCTACTGTATGATCACCAGATTGAATATTAGCTATTATTTCATAGCTTAAATCTTTGACATAGAGCTTTGCAAGCTTTTCTTTATCCGTCATTCTTTTTTATTCTCCTTCAAAGCTTTGATTTTATTGAATAGAGCTTGCTTCTTTGCTAAAAACTCATTTGTAGGTTTTCCACGTTTAGTATTCTTTCCTGCCAATTGATAAAAGAAAGCTTTGTCCTCTTCTGGCAATAAGCTTAGAAACTCTTCAATCGTAAATCCATATTGGTAAAGAAAATCATCAGCTTCTTCTTCAATATCATATATAACTAATGATTCTCTTTTACTATCAAAATCATCTTCATCAGGTATATTTTCAATTGAATTAATTGAATAGTTAGAATTATTGAAAACTGAGCCATAAGCCATATTCCTAACTAATGAGTGCTTATAGTTATCTGGATTACGGCTATCTTTAGCAAAGCATTTCAATGCAATTATCCTTAGAGAATAAGCAATTAGTTTATTTGGTGATTCATTATAAATAGCTACAAATTTATCTGCATCAATCAGATTTAACTGCAAAATAAATTCTGAAAATACATCTTCTAAAAATTCATTATCTTGTAATAAAAAGTTTCGATATAATAAATTTCTAATATATTCCTTAATCGGGTGTTTTTTAGATTTACTGGTTTTACCAAAATATCTACCGTCTATTCTACCTGTTTCCCACAGTTGAATAATTAGTTCTTGTTTGATTTGTTCATTTGTTTTTGTTTGTGTAGTTCCTGACATTTAAAATTTTAAAATTTAATAGCTAGGGCATCTATTGCCCTTTTGATTAATACTGTTACAACTGGTGCTGTAACAGCAATTATCATGTATGAGGCACTTTGCAGTGCAATAGCTAAAATGATACATAACCAAAAGGTTAAGCAGTATTCACAGTTAAATGGCTTACTCGGTAGTTTCAACTTGAATACTATATTTTGATATACTGGTAACATTAGTAACCAGTTAATAAATAGTGATAAGAGAATTAGCTTAGTTATCATGTTTATAATATTTTCCCCCTTTATCCACCTTCTTGAAATACTTTAATGGCACTTCATAAATATCCTTCCAAATCCAATTGGTATCAGGGTCGGATGTTTCTGGCAATAGCTTTTGTTTTTTTACGCAATTTTCTAAATTGATTTTTGACAAATTGGCGATTAAAGCTGTATCATCATAAACACAAAAATAAAATGATGGAATACCTGATTGTTGGGTATAGTTAATTAGATTCTGATATTTAATAACCTCCAACATTACAGTGTTATATCTATCATGCTTAATATCCTTCCTTTGTTTTATCTCCGCTATATAAGGCTGCTCTATAGTCAATGTACTGCTATTGTTACTTGTATATCCTGATACATCCCAAAAATCAAATCTATTCTCAGAATATGTTTTGGTATAAGTAGGATAAGCATTTGCAAAGCAATTTCTACCAATCGTCTCTGCTTCTACATACTTTATTTTCATGTTATATTTTCCTTCCCCAATGTTTTGATTTGAATACTTCTGATATTTCAATTATCGTCTCCACCAATTCAAAGTGTTCTTTTCTTATTTCTTTAACCAGTTTTCGTTTCGGGTTAATTAAAAAATAGCCATCTTCATTTAAAAGATAATAAGAACCTAATAATTCAAGTGTTTTCCTATGTTCCATATACCCATAAATACTACGTAGAAAAATAAAGTGCCCGAAAATTTTAAAATATTTTTAAAAATATATTTACCATCTCGACTTGTATTTTTTGGAGTTCATTTTATATTTACATACAGATTTCATTGTTAGATAAAAAATAATGGGTAATAGTGGGAGTGCTATTACCCTTATTGAAGACTAATAGAAATTAAAAATCTTAAAAAGATAAATTGATACTTTTCAAACAATGAAAGTATATATAGATATATGGCAGATGTCACACCCTAGTTAGGTTCATCAAGTTTACTAACCAGGGTGCTGCCTACCCGTTTGACAGCGGATTAAAACTTGATAACGGGCAAATATTTAAACGACTTGGTAACTACAAAATTTAATGTATTTAAAAATCTAAATACACCACCTACAGTAAAAGACTACACTACTATTGAAGATTGGTTCAATCTAATCAAATCATCAGATTATACTGATAAAATATTAGAGGCGCGACAATACCCTAGAAAAAGCAAGGAATATGATAAAATCAAAAATGGAGAGATTCCTTGCATCACCTATAACTTCACATTTCATACGTATAAATTAAATGATAATATATCAGGTAGTACTGGTTTAATTTATATCGATATTGATGATGATAATTCATTTGATATTAATTCTTTAGATAAATCTAAAATTTATGCTTACCATAAATCCTTTGGAGGAAGTGGTTATGTTGTATTAGTTCAGGTTAAGGGATTAACATATAATAATTACAAATCAACTTATCAAAATATTTTAAAAGAATTAGGATTATCTAAATACTATGATAAAAGTGCAGTTAAAGCTACGCAGTTTAATGTATTAAGTTATGACCCTAACATTTTCATCAATTATGATTCATTTGTATTTAGTTCAATTAATGATAATACTATTGATGTTAATCTAATTAATGATAATATAAAATGTATCCCCTTCGATGGTAATCTAAAAAAACAACAAGCATATACACACGAAGGGGATACAAAATTAGAAAGTATAAGATATGATAATACTGATGAGATAAGCTTTATTGGTGATTATATCGAAAATAGAGATGGATTTGAAAATATAGTTAAATGCTTTATTCCTATTAGAAAAATAACTAGCAACCGTAACGATACATTATTAGCATATACTACTAATCTAGTTTGGTTAAATCCACATCTTACCATACCGGGCACTTTAAAAATTTTAAAAAATGTAAATTCAATAATGTGTGCAACACCAGTTGATGACGCTCACTTAAAAAGAATAGTTACATCTGTTTTTAAATACAAAGAAGATGGTACGCTTCAACCTATACTTTGGAACAAGAAAAGAAAATTAATTTTTGCCAAGGATGCAAAACTTGATGTAGATGAAAAGAAAAAAATAACGTGTAATATACTATCAAAATGGAAAGCTGATGACAGTAAAGCTAAACTCTATGATATAATCGAAAAATGGGATTTTGATACTTGTGGAAAAATAACAGTTAGAGCAATTATTAAATATGGTAATATGAGTAATAAAACCATTGTTAAATATTGGCCTGAGTTTAAAGACTACGTAGCAGAACTGAACACTGAATTTAAAGCTAATAGAAGCCCTATAATGAAGGATAAAAAGCAAGACAATACAACTATTGTCGATACAGAAATAACGCCTGAAATCGCTTCTAATGAAGCCACAGTGATTAATATGAATAAGAAGATTAAGCTTAAATATATAGAGTATGCTAATGAGGATGCAATCAAGATACTAGCAGATGACAACGTTGTTTGTATAGCTAATTATTCTCAGTTCAAATCAGACGTTTCAAACATTGAAAAAGAAGATAAAGCTACCATAATAAAAACCCTGTTTGCTTTACCTGATGGTGACCATACGCTTTCAACATGTCAAAAGACATTTGACTTTTATGTCTATAGTGATGGCAACACAAAACTTGCATATTATAATATGGAATAGTTATGTAAATTAGATTTACACAAAAAAAAAGAACGTAAATTAGATTTACATTTTTTCAAAGTTACCTATAGAACTAGGGCTTAAAATATCCCCTAAAGTCGTTGATAGGAATAAGAATTTTAAAATTTTTCTTGCATATTCCAATTCTAATGCCTACATTTGCCCAATAATCAAAGGCGTAGTCGGCAAAATCAACCGATAATACAAAAAGACGGAGTAATATCCGTCTTTCGTCGTTTATAGGAAAAAAATTAAAAATAAATTTAAATAAAATCAATCTGTTAATCAATTAGTTATGTTAAAAAGTGAACAAAAAATCGAAATGAAGAGTGAATTTCAGTTAAAGTCCCAAGAAGTAAAAAGTCGACTAGGGTTGGAAATTGTAGAATCAGAAGTTGAAAAGTATAAGACTAAAGTCACCAACAAGGCTTTTCACCAATACCTTCAACCATTATATTATCAATTTTTCTTCCCTGCACTAAGTTTAGCTATTGACGAGAATACTTTTTTTAATAATAAGAAAAAGCATATAAAATTTGAACTTGAAGATGAACCAAACAATAAGACAAAGTTCAATTTTTGGGTCAATTTCGGCGGTGACAACGAGGTTTTATTGGGCTATGAAGTTTATTTCAAATTAAGCTCCGTGAGCTATTGCAATCATACTGCTCATATGAAACAACCCTTTAATAGCGAAGTAACAACCTTATATGAGAATGAATTCAACAAGTGCCTTGAAGCTCTATTTAAAGATTTTTCATTTAACAGTGATGAGTATCTAAAATCATTTGGAACTACACTTACTGAACAATCAATTATAGCTTATGTAGAAGGTCTTAAAAAGCAGGACTAATATGAACAAAATTAAAGACGTACAGTTAACATCCCCTTCTAATGAAGAAATTGAAGACGCTATAGTAGCATTAGAGAATGTCTTAACAAGATTGCCTATGATACACCCGGCAACAACAATTATTGAAAAATTATTAAATCGATTAAAAGAAAAATAAAAATTAAATTATGGGCTATCCTGCAAATAAAAAACAAGACAAAACTATAAAAGGCAAAATTTCATACTTACCTATGTATAGTACTTATTTAAAAGATTTACAAGCACATTTCCAATTCAAATTTTCTATTTATACTAAAGATTATTGGAAGATTTTAATAGAAATATGTCCAGAAGTCTTATCAGCTTTGATCGAATATTTATCGACAAGTGAAGATTGGAAAAAGAAACCGCAATTCGCTTCCTTCCTAGCTGAACTGACAAAATTAAAAAAGGAAATTACAAGAAAAACCAAGCGTTTTATTTAAGTCAGTAGTATTTATAAATATGTGTCAAATTAAAATAGAAGTGCCCATTCCTACTTACAACAAGGTTGTAAAGGAAATCATTGCTGATAACATAGCTTATACTGTTAAACTAGTTAGCGAATCAGCTATTAAAAATTATTATACGGTTGAAGCTGTTGAACCAGCAATGACTGAACTATATCAAACTATAGGAACAAAGATTTACATGTTAGATCAAGTTAAGGAAACATTGGAAGATTCATTTAACGAAAAATTAAAAAATGAAGGAAATAACACAACAAAATAACAACTCCACTTTTAAAATGAGTTACAATAAATTGCGTGACTGCATCTTTGGCGGCTATGAGTTCATCCGTAATAATGAGAAGATCAAAATAGCTGTTGAACATCTAAACCCGTATAACTGCGAAGGGTATTTAGATATTTGGGTTACAGTAGATGAGCAGAACTATTATAGGAACTATGAAAATGAAGTATCAAACTCACAATTGATTAATTTCATCAATAAGTTCGTTAATAAGAGCGATTACAGGAAAAGGTTTTCTGTCGGAAAGTGATTACTCTTCGAGTAACTGAGAAGGTTTAACATCAAGAGCTTTAGCGATAAGGTAAACCATACTCACACTGGTATTGATCTCGGCTAACTCTATTCTCGCGATCTGGCTATAAGTCACCCCTATCAGTTCTGCTAAGGTAGTTTGACTAATACCAGTTTTTAAACGGTATTTGCGCACGTTCTTAGCCAATAACTCAATAGCTATAGGTTCAACTATGTGTTTCTTTGCCAT